AAGCGTTGTGTAAGAAACTTTGTCGAATCAAAAGAACTCACTACTGAGATGAAGATTGATGCAATCGACAAAGTAACAGGAGAGGAGTGAGCAGGATGGGCGACAGGACAGGGCTGTTTTTCGCTTATGACAATGCAGACGCTTTCGGTATAGCGTTTAGCATCGTGTATACGCCGGATGACAGAACATTTCAAATTGCCTTGCAGGTTGGCTGGCTTGCGCTTGGTATCGGCTATACTTTCAGGAAGGAGCGAGAACATGGGAAAGAAATACATTGTTGAGATTGGAAGATTAGAACGTTTGTATAAAGCATATGTCGAAAATGGAAAGCCGAGTATGACATGGTTGTCGCCAGAAGTTGACCTCAAGCCTTACACAGAACCCGACCTTGAGCAGGTGCGGAAAGAGGCGTATGAAGAAGGATTTAATGTAGGACGAACGCTTAACACGGGCAAGTATGAAAAAGGTCTCAATGACGCGTGGGAGGCGGCAAGGAAGATTTGGAAGTATGACACAACCACTCTAAGGGCGATTTTCGGCGAAGGAATTATGAGAATGGATTGGTTTATGAAATTCACCGCCTCTGAAGCCATCGAGAAAATCCGGCAGTATGAGCAGGAACAGGAAGAGATTCAGGTCGGGGATGAAGTAATGCTTGATAACACAGGCAGAAAATACGTCGTTCTTGTTGTAGATGATGAGAACAAGCCTGTAAAGCTACTTGAAAATGATGGGTATACACTGACTGTCGAAAACGCATATCTTACCAAAACCGGACGCCATTTCCCCGAAATCGCCGCTGTCCTCGCAAAGATGAAGGAGGGATCATGAAAGACTTTCGACCAGTCACCCAGAAAGCCCTGTCAGCCTGCATGCAGGACGCCTACGCCCAGGGACTCAAAGACCTGTGGCACGCAGTCAGGGTGCTCCTGCTCAAGTCCGAAGACGGTGGTCTGACACAGGCAGAATACCGCTCTTTGTTCATCGAGGACAGCGCCTACAATGTCCTGCTGAGAGAAGACCCGCAGAACCTGATTGACAAGATTGATGCATTTGAGCAGTGCAAGGCCGATGCAGAGTTCCACAGAGGAGACGAGGTGATCTACAGAGGACAGAGAGGTATTCTTCTGAGACTGGAGACCGCAAAGAGATACGCCGGTCTGTGGATGGACACCGAGGAATACACGCACGCCAAGACGGAATACCTTGTCAAGACAGGCATGTCGTATCCCGAAGTAGCTAAAGCACTGGAGAGGATGATGAAGCATGAGACATAAGACAGCCTATCAAAAAGCTAATGCCGCCCTCGAGGCGGAAGGGCGCAGACAGTGCGGTATCCTCTACGGCTCGACCGCGCTCGCCCTCTGCCGGCACTGGGGAAAGGGCAGGGTCGCAATCCTCAAGCTCTTCGATGTGACCGGCGAGGTATGGCACACATGCGCATCGACCAACTTACACAGCATGATCGAGATGTGCGAGACGGAGACCGGCATCACGATCATGAACGAGTCCGGCAAGGACTGGAGAGATTTGCCTTACCTCAATGGCACGCTCGACACAGTGCCGATGACCAACGCGCAGTGGGTATACATGAGGCAGAAGCAGAAGCAGTGGATAGCACCGCAGGTCATGGGCTGCATACTCATCGCCCTGCATCGTAAGTACGGCTTTGGATTCGACCGCTGCGCACGCATCTACTCGCAGATTCAGGACATTGCGGCATCGTATGGGGATGACCCGAAAAGGATCCGTGAGGCGTGCCTGAAAGAGACAGGCATCAACATTGCAGAGGTTTACACACAGAAAAGGAGCGCATCATGAGCAAGTATTTCCACGTCCGGTACAAGCCCAAACCCGAGCGCACCCTCGAACAGATGCCGACCGCGGAGCTGGCCGCCGGCATCAATCACATCCTCGATACGCTCAGGGCCAGGGGCATCGTGGTCAGGGATTACGACGACAAGGACCGCAGGCTTTACAAGATTCAGATGATCCACGGAAGACCGTTCTTCCTGGCATCGGAGGAAGAGAATTGACTGACACAGAATATAAAGACACGCTCCTCGAATATCTTGGGAGATACATCAATGCCGTGCACAGGCGCCGCTCTCTTGAGCGCAGATTAAAGCTGATCTGTCAGGAGATGGACAGGCCCATCGGCGGCATGGATTACAGCCCTGTCAATGTCAGCTCCGGCGGGATCAGTTCCGGATCTGCCGCGTTTACCCTGCGAAAATCCGAGATCGAGTCGCGGATTGCCGAGCAGAAACGGCAGGCAGAGACAGACATCCTCAGTATCATGGACATCCTGGATTACCTTGACCCCAACAGCCGGGGCCGGCAGATCCTCGAGTACAAGTACATCGACGGATTCACATGGTACGTCATCTCGAAAAAGATGTATCTGTCCCGCCCGCAGTGCTTCCGCAGCCGTGACGAGGCGCTGGCTGATCTCCTGGAATACAAGCGGGTACAGAAGATCCTCGAGGATTACGCCGCTCAAAAACAGGCACCCGGGGTATAGATCCCGAAAACATTTTCAGGAATTTCACACGCCCCCGTCAGAGTCCGGAAAACAAAGCCCCGGATATTTGACGGGGGATTATTGTCGGGGATTGTAAGCGTGCGCCCCGCCCATCGCATACACGCATGGACACAGTGCGGACATTCCTTCTGCCGCTCAGCCCTCATCAAAAACAAATACCCTCCCCGCACAAAGATGAGACCATATGAGACTATCACCTGTGCTATGATGGTAGGGTGAGCAGAGCAGGCAAGAGCAGTCAGCTTAGCGGCAGATTTTCATACTCCTTCCGTAAAGAGGCAGAGCATTGGTACGGGCCAGTGTCCTGTCTCTTTGTCGTCTGCGCAGGCACAGGCGTCTTCCCCTTTTGCGTCTGTGCCTCTTCTCTCCTCACGCTTTCATCCGTCCTCCTCCATGGGCAGGCGTCATGCAGGGCGACCCCCTGCTATCATGCCCTGCATGTACCCCTGCCGTAGTGCACACGCCGCGCCGTCGGGGAGGACAAAAAAATAAAGGGGTAGGGGGTACCCCCTCTCTCTTCCGGAAAATTTAAAAAATTACAAAAGCCGGAGGTCTGACCCGTCCGGTCAAAAAGGGACTGCGTGAAAAACCGGCCCCCGGCGAAAAAACGCGGTTAGGTTCTTTCCGGACTTTTTTCGTTTTACGGCGCTGTGAGCGCAATTTTTTTCCGGATGTAAACTTAAATTTTCTGACAATTTCGTTACAAATCAACTACGAATCAAGGAGCCGAATGGCAACGACAGAGAAAAAAGAGGACGCAAATCAGCTCTGCGAGCATCTGGAAGCGCCCAGATTCGTCAGGGTCGAAGTCATTGCCCAGCTTTTCGGGCTGACGGTGAGACGGATCCAGCAGCTGACACAGGACGGAGTGATCAAGACCACGGCCACGACGGAGGGCAGGCGCTATGACCTCGAAGACACCATAAACAAATACATCCGGTATCTGAGTGACAAGGCCAAGGGAAAGAGCCAAAACGCCCGCGAAGCCGAGCTGAAAGAGCAGAAGCTCCAGGCGGAGGTCGCCCTGAAAGACTCCCAGGCAGAACTCCACCGCATGAAGCGCGAGATCGCAGCGGGAAACTATATCGAGCGTGAAGAGGTGGAGCTGGATTACCGGAAGTTCTTCGTGGTTTTCAAAAGGTTCGCGCTGGGCATCCCTCCGAGGCTCATATCCATGCTGAGCGACCAAATCGGCCCGGCAGAGGCACGGTCCGCGGAGCGTGACCTGACCGAGGAGGTAAAGCGGATGCTCACGGCCTTCGTCGTTGCCGGATGCGACCCTGGAATCAAACCCAAAAAGAGAAGGAAAAATGCAGACACCAAAGAAGCTGAGGATTAAGCATTTTCCCTGCACGGATTACCAGAAGGCCGTACTCAAGGCACTGGAAACGCCCAAGAGCATGACTGTCTCGGAGTGGGCGGAGCAGTGCAGAGTGCTTGACTCAAAGACAAGTGCCGAACCTGGACCATGGAGCAATAAGCGGACTCCATACCTTGTCGGCATCATGGACGAATTTAATAACTACGACACGGAAGAGATTATTTTCGTGAAACCTACGCAGGTTGGCGGTACGGAAGCCATGAACAACATGCTGGGTTATGTTGTGTCGCAGGATCCTGCCCCGACCGAGATCGTATACCCGACGGAATCCCTGGCGCTGTCGGTCAGCACGAAGAGGCTGCAGCCCATGATCGAGGCAAGCCCTCCCCTCCGGGAAAAGTACGACGATGCAAGCCCCGCGTTGGAGCTGAATTTCTCCGACATGTTTGTAAAGATCGTCGGCTCCAATTCCCCTGTCGGCGTGGCATCCTTCGCGATGAAATATCTCTTCATCGATGAGATTGACAAGTTTCCCGGCGCTTCCCGAAAGGAATCCGACCCTGTAAGTCTTGCGGAAGAACGTACCAAGACCTTCCGGGGCCGAAAGATTTTCAAAACATCGACGCCCACCATCCGGGAGGGACACATCTGGAAAGCCAAGATGTCTGCGGATGCCGAGAAACACTATTTTGTGCCGTGTCCGCACTGCGGGACTTTTATCGAATTGAGATTTGCGAATCTCAGGTGGCCCGGGCGCGACAAGGACTACAAAAAAGCATACGGCACAGAGGAGATAGCACAGAAGATTGACCAGCTTGAGCCGATGGACGACGAGGGCCTGAGTGATACGGACCGCGCCGAGTTTGCTTTTTACATTTGTCAGGAATGCGGAGGCGCGATCACGGATCAGCAAAAACAGCAGGCAGTCCGGGAAGGCGAGTGGCAAATCGTCCGGCAGAATACACGCTTTGTCAAGAAGGTCTGCTTCTGGCTCAACACCCTGTATTCTCCCTTCGTGCACTTCTCCGAAATCGCCAAAAAATTCATGGACGCCAAGGACGATCCCGAGAAGCTCCAGAACTTTGTCAACTCATGGCTCGCCGAGCCGTGGGAGGATACAAGGCTTAAAACATCCGCGGAGATCGTCCTCGACCGGCAGACAGATACGCCGGCCTATACCGTCCCATCATGGGCGAAGTTCCTCACTGCCGGCGTCGATGTCCAGAAAGGGTATTTCTACTGGACGATTCGTGCATGGGGCGAGTACATCACATCGCAGAACATCGCTCACGGACAGGCGCGTGATTTCGTGGAACTCGAAGAGATCATGAACATGGGATATACCTGCGAGGACGGCGGGACAATGCTTGTCAATCTCTGTGTTGTCGACTCCGGTTACAACACCGATGAGGTATACGAGTTCTGCATTGACAATTCCGAATGGGCGATACCCGGCAAGGGCGCGACCCATGAGATGGACGCCCATTACAGGCTCAGTACCGTCAATAAGCAAGGGTCAAGAGCGACCGGCATGCAGATGGTACTGGTCGATGGCGGCAAGTACAAAGACATGATCGCCTCCAGGATGCGAAAGCGCAACGGCCGCGGCGCCTGGATGGTCTATAAGGGCTGTGACGTGGAATACGCCGAGCAGGTCACATCCGAGCATAAGGTCAGCGTCAAGAGCGGCACCAAGTACGTGCAGAGATGGATTCCCAAAGAGAGCCATCCTGATAACCACTATCTGGACTGCGAAGTGTACGCCATGGCGGCCGCTGACATACTCGGCGTGAGAATGCTCCATCTGCGACAGGAGGCACAAGCTCCGCAAGCACCGCAGAAGTCGGAGCAGGACGCGGAAGAGGCATGGATCAAAAACAGCGAGGAGTGGATTAATGGATAACACAAATTACACGCCGGATGCCCTGCTGAACGATGTGAATACGGCAATCTCCAAGATTCTGATTTCCGGCCAGTCCTATCAGATTGGTTCAAGGAAACTGACGCGGGCGGACTTAAAGGAGCTGTACGCAATCCGGAACGACCTGCAAGCCCAGGTCGCGAGCGGCACGCCCGGGCTTCTGGATGACTGCTATGTAGCTGTCTTTGACTCGCGTTGAGGAGGGATAAGCCATGAATTTTTTAGATAATTTAATCAGCTTTATCTCTCCGGAGGCGGGCGCAAGACGTCAGGCATGGCGGCAGAACCTTGAAGAGATGAAAAGCTACGACGCGGGCAATTTCGGGCGGCTCAATGCCGGATGGTACGCGTATAACCAGAGCGCCGAACAGACCGACCGGTACAACCGCGAGACGGTCCGGGCAAGGGCAAGAGACCTTGAGCGCAATTCCGATATGGCCAACTCCATCGTCGGAGCATACAAGCGCAACGTCATCGGACTTGGATGG